CCGTCAGGCTTTGCGCTGGCCTCCCAGCGCTTCCGCGAGGGCGTTTCGCGCGCTCGCATCAACGTCGAGCACGGCTTTGCCGCGGGCTCGCTCTCGATCACGCCACGCCGCTACGGGCAGAGGTAATCCAACATGGCTGCAATCCAAGTCAATGATGTCGTGGTCCGTGTGGGGCAACTGCTCCAGGACACGACCCACATCCGCTGGCCGCTCGCAGAAAAGCTCCAGTACATCACCGACGCCGTGCGCGAGGTCTGCTTCTACAAGCCCGATGCGTGCGTCAAGACGGCTGTCGCCAACCTCGTTGCCGGCACCAAGCAGGCGATCCCGGCCGAGGGCACGACGCTGATCGACATCGTGCGCAACATGGGCGTCGGTGGCGCCACGCCGGGCGCAGCTCCTCGCGCCGTCACGCGCGACATCCTCGATGCGCAGATGCCGGGTTGGCACGCATCTGCGCCTTCCGCCGAGGTCAAGCATTACGTCTTCGACCCGCAGAATCAGCGCGTCTTCTACGTCTATCCGCCGCAACCGGCGACCGGACAGGGCTCGCTCGAACTCGTCTATTCGGCCGAGCCTGCGAACGCGACCGAGAACGGCACGCTCGACCTGGATGGCACCTGGCTGCCGGCGATCGTCAATTACGCGCTCTACCGCTGCTACAGCAAGGATGCCGAGTACGCCGCCAATGCCAACTTGGCCGCGGCCTACTACCAGGCGTTCAACGCGCAGATGGTGGGTCGCACCAACGCCGAGCAGGCCGCTGACATCAACCGCAACAGCGCTGGCACGAACCCGAACGTGCGCGCGGCCGGAGCATAAGCGATGCTGCCCACCTGCCGCGTCCACTGCGCCGTCTTCGATAACGACGGCTCACCCATTGCCGGCGCCGTCGTCACCGCCAAGCTCGACCGCTTCGAGGTCTATCAGGGCTACGTCGTCCCTGATATCGAGACGGCCACGACCGACGAGACAGGCGCCTGCACGCTCGCGCTGTGGCCCAACGCGCTCGGCGCGACCGCATCGAGCTACGCCGTCAAGATCGTCGCGCCCAACGGCCGCACGCAGCGCCTGACGGTGACGGTGCCCAATGTCGCCGACGCCAATCTGCACGAGATTGCCGGCCTGCCTGCGTATGAGGGCAAGTCGGACGGCCAGCTCATCATCGACGCGGCCGTAGCCGCCGTCGCCCCCGCCGTCGCCGCCAAGATCGCCGCCGAAGCTGCGCGCGATTCGGCCTCCGGCCACCGCCTGAACGCCCAGCTTGCGCAAGAGGCCGCGCAAGACGCCGAAGCTGCCGCCGAGTCCGCGCGCGACGCTGCGCAGATCAGCGCCGGCCAGTCCGCCGCCAGCGCCTCCGACTCTTTGCAGTCCTCGACCGCCGCAGCCGGTAGCGCCACGTCTGCCGCCTCGTCGGCAAGTGTGGCGACCGCAGCGGCGCAGACCGCGACCACCGCCGCATCCTCCGCCGCGACAAGCGCCACGCAGGCGAGCGGACACGCCGACATCGCCGTCACCAAGGCAGGCGAGGCTGCAATCAGCGCAACGGACGCCCAGACCGCCGCGACTGCCGCCCAAGGCGCGCAATCGGCTGCTGAAACGGCGTTCGCGCAAGCGCAAACCGCCGCCATCGATGCCGCTCAGGCCGCGCTGACCGCCAACGGCCACGCCGATGCCGCAGCGGCCGATGCTGCAGCCACCGCCGCCGATCGATCCCAGACAAGCGCCGACCGGGTGCAGACGGGGCTTGATCGTGCGGCCACCGCCGCCGACCGCATCGCCACCGCCGCCGACGCCGCCGCCACCGCCGCCGATCGCATCCAGACGGGCGCCGACGCCGCGTCTGCAGCAGCCAGCGCGGAGGCTTTTGTCGAAAACTTTGCGCATCTCGCGGCCAACCTGATTCGAACTCAGGCGATCGTCGCAGAGCGCCATGCCTTTAATTGAGAGTCGCTCATGAGCATTGAACAACAAATCGCCGATCTGACGACGGCGACCACGGACCTGCTGAACGCGGTCAATGTGCGCAAGAGCGCGCTCGATACCGCCGCAGATGGCGCAGCAGCCTCTGCCAGCGCAGCATCTGCTTCGAAGGTTGAGGCTGAGTCTCACGCATCGGTCGCAGTTGCTGCCGCAAACGGCGCAGCAGGCGCGGTGATCTCCCAGCTGTCCGCGATCAAGACGCAGACCGAGTACGCCCGCGACCAGGCGCTTGACGGACTGGGCGCTGCGGACAACTCGCAGGTGCTCTCAGCGCTAGTGGGCTCGCTTGCATACGCGCTCGACATGGCGCTCAAGGGCATCGACGGCATCACCGAAAACCGCGGCACCGTCGGCAGCACCGACCGCGCCGAGCTTTACGCGCTGATGTTCGGCGAACTGCTGGACAAAATCGGCGTCATCGGTCGCGCCATCTCCGGCGGCGACGTAATCCTGCGCGCCGGCGCCACGCTGCCACCCCCGGTCTCGCCTGCTGGCGATCGAGATACCGGCCTGCAGTTTCCCGCGGCCGACGTGATCGCACTACTGACGGCTGGCCTTGAGCGCCTGCGCGTCGACGCCTCGGGGCGCGTAGGTATCGGCACGACCGCCCCGTCCGGCCTGCTCGACGTGGCCGACGACAAGATTCGCATCCGAACCGCGCAAACGCCCGCCAGCGTCTCCGCCACCGGCACCCAGGGCGAAATCTGCTGGGATGCCAACTACCTGTACGTTTGCACCGCAACCAACACCTGGCGCCGCGCCGCGCTATCAACCTGGTAAGGAACCGCCATGCCTGACTACAAGGAAACCTCTGTCGCCGGCCACAGCTGGCAGCGTTGCAATCAAGTCGTAATCGAGAACTCGCGCCTCAACCCGCCGACCGTGCGATTTGACGAGGAGTCTGTCGTCGCGCTCGAAGGCGGCGTGGAAGTGCGCAGCCCGCGCGGCACCCTCACCGTCGATTTCGACCCCGCGCGCACGATCGCCCTGCGCGACCCACTCACCGGAGAGCTCACCGGCGAGACCACCACCTACGCCGCAGTCTATGCGCTGCTCTACTCAGCCTATCTCGACGCCGCCGTCGAGCGCGATGTCGCGGCCGCAGAATCCACATTCAGCCAGCCGGAGGGTATCTAATGGCGCTCACGATCAACGTCCCTGACACGCTGCGCAAAGCAGTCGAGTCCGCCTCGGGCGGGCGCAACACGGTGCTCTACACCGCCAAGGGCCAGCCCTGCCACATGGTAGTCGTGCCCAAGTTCAACTTGCAGGACATCGACGCCAGTCTGGGCACCGGCACGCACCCGGCCTTCATCGTCGGTGGCGTGGAAAAGTCGCAGATCTTCCTCGGCCAGCACATCGGCGTCAGCCGCAACGGCGAGATGCTGAGCCTGCCCGGCGTCGATCCGATCAACAGCATCAACCACGACGCCGCCGTCAGTCTCGTGCGCGCCAACGGCCCCGGCTGGCACCTGATGAGCAACGTCGAGTACGCGGCGATCGCGCTGTGGTGCTGGAAAAACGGCTTCCAGCCGCGTGGCAACAGCCAGTTCGGCCGCAGCTCGGACGCCACCAGTGAGGTCGGCGTGCGCTCGGACGGCCTGGCGGTCACTGGCGCAAACCAGGGCTCGCAGTCGCGCACGCTCACCGGCTCCGGCCCGACCTCATGGCGCCATGACAACACCCCGTTCGGGATCGCCGACATCAACGGCAACGTCTGGGAGTGGTCGCCCGGCATGCGCATCAACAACGGCGAAATCCATGTCATCGAGAACAACGACGCCGCGCTATCGACGGCGGACTTTGGCGCCAGCTCGGCTGAATGGAAAGCCATCGACGGCGCAACCGGCACCCTTGTCGCGCCCGGCACGGCCGGCACGGTCAAGTACGCCTCCGCCAACAGCGGCACGGCCGACTACACGCTCTACCGCGCCAACGGCGGCAGCTTCGAGGGCATGGTCAATTCGACCGGCGCCAACCCAGTTTCTGCTGCCGCCATTGCCCGACTCAAGGCGCTGGGTCTGTTCCCGATCGCTGGCAGCGGCCTGGGGGGCGATGGCATCTACCTGAACGTCTCGGGCGAGCGGCTCCCGTATCGGGGTGGCAACTGGCACGACGCTGCCCTCGCGGGCGTGTTCGCGCTGAGCCTCGACGCCGCTCGGTCGAACTCCTTCGCGAGCCTCGGGGCTCGCCCCGCTTTTGTTCTCTGAAATCTGAACGCCTGAAATCTGCAGTCCGGGCGACAGCCCGGACACTGAAAGCCCATGAGCCGATCCGGATCGATCCAGCCGCGCAAGGAGCCCAAGACCAGCGACCTGCTGATCCGTCAGAAGGTCGAGGCGATGATCGAGTACGGCCACTGTGCATTGCGTCAATTCCCGAAGTCCGAGCGGCATGTGCTGAGCGCCGAGATCCGCGCCAGCATGTGGTCACTGCTGCGCCTGGTGATCGTCTGCAACAAGCGCTACTTCAAGAAAACGACGCTGCAGGATCTGGACGCGGAGCTCGATCTGTTGCGTGCGCAGGTGCGGCTCGCGCAGACGCTGGGGTATCTGGACTTCAGGCGCTACGAGCATTGGGCGACGCTCAACGACGAGCTCGGCCGCATGATCGGCGGCTGGATCAAGTCGATGGCAGAACCCGCTGCAGGGGATGCGCGTTGAAACGGCTCCCGTATCGGGGTGGCAACTGGAACAACGCTGCCATCACGGGCGTGTTCGCGCTGAACCTCAACAACGCACGGACGAACTCCAACGCGAACATCGGGGCTCGCCCCGCTCTTGAGATGTGCCCGAAACGGCCGGCCTACCGGGCCAGCCGGCAGTGCCTCTCTCAAAAGGACGCGCATTCCCCGGCCAAGGCGAAAGCCCGAAGCCGAAAGACTGAACAGGCAGGCCGTTCCAGTAGCGCACGCGACCGTTCGGCCCTGCCGCCAAATGATTCCGGGCAGGACATGGCGCAGACGTACACGAACCTCTTCGAGCAGATCTACGACTTCGAGCGCCTGCACGCCGCCTATCGCCGCGCGCGCCTGGGCAAGCGCGACCGCATGGCGGTGCTGCGCTTCGAGCAGAACCTGGAAGGCGAGCTCATCCAGCTGCAGAACGAGCTCGTCTGGGGCGAGTACCGCACCGGCCGATACCACCGCTTCCACATCTACGAACCCAAGGCGCGCGAGGTCGCCGCGCTGCCGTTCCGCGACCGCGTGCTGCAACACAGCCTGGTGGCGGCGATCGAGCCGATATGGGAGCGCCGCTTCATCGCCGACAGCTACGCCTGCCGCCCTGGGCGCGGCATGCACCGCGGCGCCGATCGCGCGCAGGCGATGATGCGCCGTGTGCTGCGCGAGTACGGGCGGGTCTATGCCCTCAAGGCGGACATCAGCAAGTACTTCGCAAGCATCGATCACGGCGTTCTGCGGCAGCTGCTGCGCCGGCATATAGCCTGCCCGCGCACGCTCGCGCTGTGCGACCAGATCATCGCCTCGACCGCCGCACCGGACGATCTGTCGCCGTGCGGACTGCCGATTGGAAACCTCACCTCGCAGCTGTGGGCGAACGTCTATCTGCACGAGCTCGACCGCTTTGCAAAGCATGAGCTGAAGCTCAAGCACTACATCCGTTACATGGACGACTTCGTGGTGCTGCACCACGACAATGCCGCGCTGCACGCAATCCGCGCGCAGATCGAGACCTTCCTGTGGCATCAGCTGCGCCTGCGAACGAACGCGAAGACGCAAGTTTTCCCGGTCTCGGCCGGGCGCGGCCGCGGGCTCGACTTTCTCGGCTATCACATGTGGCCGACGCACCGCCGCCTGCGCAAATCCAGTATTCGCCGCATCGTGCGCACGCTCAAGAAAGCACGCCGGCTCTACGCCGCAGGTGAAATCGAGCTCGACCAGGTGCGCGCCTCGGTGCAGTCGTGGGTGGCGCACGCGAGCAGGGCTGATGCCTATGGGCTGCGGACGCGGCTGCTGCGCAGTTTTGCATTTCAGAGGAGCGCCTGATGCGCCAGATCCTCATCGCCCTTGACCAGCTCGCCAACGCGATTCTCGCCGGCTACGCCGACGAAACGCTCTCCGCCCGCGCCTACCGCCTGTCCCGCGACCGTGGCCGGCACTGGCCGAGGCGGGTGATCGACGCCCTGTTTTTCTGGGACGAAAACCACTGCGAGAACGCGCACCTCGCCGAGCTGCTGCGCCGGCATCTGCCGAGACAGTACCGCGACACCCAATGACGACGAAAGGACCGCCGCCCATGAGTAACACCGCCCAAACTGCCGCAGAGACCGCCGCCGCAGCGACCGCCGCGAAGGTCGCGCAAACCGCAACCTATGTCGGGTCCGCGAGCGCCGTGTTTTTCGGCCTGACCGCGAACGAACTCGCTGCCATTGGCGGACTGGTGCTTGGCGCGCTAGGCTTGGTCGTCAATGCCGTGATTAACGTCTATTTCAAGCACCAGCACCTGAAGCTGGCGCGCGAGCGCATGGAGCGCGAGACCGATGACGACCAAGCGTAACGCCATCGCGGCACTGAGCCTGTCGGCGGCGGCACTGGTAGGTATCGCCACGCACGAGGGCTTCGTCGGGCGCGCCTACCAGGACATCGTGGGCGTCTGGACCATCGGCTTTGGCACGACCGATGGCGTGCGCCCCGGCGACCAGATCGACCCGGTGCGCGCACTGCAGCGCAAGATGGCCGACGTGCAAAAGTTCGAGGGGGCGCTGAAGCAGTGCGTCAAGGTGCCGCTGCATCAGCACGAGTACGACGCCTTCCTATCGCTGGCCTACAACATCGGCCCCGGCGCGTTCTGTGGCTCTACGCTCGTCCGAAAGCTCAACGCAGAGGACTACCCCGGCGCCTGCCGCGAAATCCTGCGCTGGAACCGCGCGGGCGGGCGCGTGGTGCAAGGGCTAGTGAATCGCCGCGAGGCCGAGTATCGGCAGTGCCTCGGGGTGCAGCCATGACCGAGTTGCCCATGTGCTGCCGCGCCTGCGCGCACAAGCAGAGCCAGTACCTCTATCCGAGCTGGACCCATCGCTGCACGAAGGCGAAGCCGATGGTCGAGGGCTGCCGCTGGAAAACACCCCGCACGACCACGGAGGCGCGCAATGAGCGACAAGATTACTGACCTCGCCGCATGGCGCGCGGCGCACGCAAAGCCGATCACGGACGCCTGCCGCTGGTCGGAGGCGATCGAGACCGTGCTAACAACGAACCTGCGCATCGCCTTTGCATGGCAGCGCATGGCCCTGCGCGCGATGGGGCTGCAATGAGCCAGATCAGCATCATTTTGATGACCGTCTTGCTGACGGCCTCGCACGTCACGGCCTACCACATGGGCCGCAATGCGGACGCCGCCGCCAAGCTCGA